GGGAATGGCACTTGGCCGTACAGCCGGTAAAGGGGCGCGAAACGCCGTTCACGATATACGGGCCAAGTGGCGCAGTAGACATGATGCATCCGGGCGACCCGGCGGGCGGGGGCGAGCAGGTATGTAATTGTCGTTGCGGAATCGGATTGGAGCCTTCGTAAGTAATGACCAAGCAAAAGAAATGCTACGTATGCGGCAAGAAGATAAAGGGTACCAAGGACGGGATTAGCGCAAGTAATTATTATTGCCGTAAGTGCTGGCGGGCGTTAATGAATATGGCAGATGACTTAGAAAAGGATAAGGCTAAGTGAAAAGGTGGCTGGTAATAGACCGGGTGGAAAAGGACGGCAGGTACTACGATGTGCAGCCGCCGTTGGAATGCGAAGTTAAACGCGATGCTCCGGGTTGGGGTATTACGTGTGACCTGATAGAAGTAGCCGGGTGCGAAAGCGTAGAGCAGGCGTTTTTTGTGTTTGAATCGCTATTGCAGGAATGCATAGTGGATGGCGAAGTCAAGATGATGATGGAGAATTTGAATGGCTGAACAGTTACCCGAAGTAGTGACAACCGACTGCCCGGAGTGCAATGAATCTATACAAAGGGCCTGGCGCGGCAAGGAAAACGATGTATTCCATTGCGAGAAATGCAAGTTGTTGGTAACGAAAAAGAAGGGTAAGTAATGGCGGTAAAACCACAAGAAAGCAAAGACCCATACAATAAAGAAATCGGAATCGATGTATGCTACGGATGCAGATATATATACATGGAAGCGTTGCGGCGCGGCTGCAATGCGTGCACCTGCCAGAAACAGCAGGAGCCGGATAAGGACGGCAGGTGTCCAATGTACTTGGGGCAACGAAAAAGGAATAAGCAGGCATAGAAAAGGACGGCGGCGATGAAATTGAAGGGTATAACCAGACGTGACGTGAGCGCTATGGCAGACGGCGAATTAGCTAAACTCCATAGTCAACTACATGGCGCAGACAAGAACCTTGAGCGCGATAACGGGCAGCGCGAAAAGGAACTTTGGGAGATGCACAATATCGTTACCGCCGAAATGCAAATGCGTAACCAAAAGCACGATTCGCCGTTAGGTAAAGAGTCCGGGCAAATCCCCGCCGGTTCAGACAACAACGCAGAAGAGGCAGAAGCCAAACAAGGCATAAAGGGGCTTGACGGGGATGTGTCCGGCAAGGAGCCGGTTAGCAAGCCGTACCCGACCGAGCATGCATGCCGCATCAAGGCGCCAGGTGGGTACGATAAGGTAAGGCGCAAGAACAACGAGTTCGGCAAGGGCATCCATGTTATCTACGGCGTTAAGGATGACAAGGCGGAAATTCAGGCGTTAAGGTTTGACAAGGACAAGTTTACGGCCAAGGAAGCTAAGGCGTGGGCAAAAGACCACGATTATACTTGCAAGCCGTTTGAGGCGGCAGCCGAAAAGCAGGAAAAGTACGAGTGCGAATGCCTTGATTGCAGCCACGTATTGAAGACGGAAGAACATTGCAAGGATATTAAATGCCCGAAATGCGGGGGTGAGATGCGCAGGAAATCAAGGCCGGGCGTTGGTAAGGGCATTAGGATAACATTGGGTAAGACATGGTTCTTATTCCAAAATATAGGGGATGCCCTAACTGAAGCGTTTACGGAATTTGCATACGCCGAAGAATATGACCTTGACGGCCCGGCGGTAATAGCATGCGTTTACGGGCGCCACGATGAAGGCTCCATCTATTACCGTATCCCGTTTGTCATCAACGAAACCGGGGATATAGAGCTTGACTTGGGCGCCAAGGAAGAAGTCGAACGGCAATCATACTATGTAGTCAAAGCAGCACCGCTTACAAGGATAACCATCAACAAGGAGTGGTTCTTGTTGGAGAATATGCGGCTTGTGCTTGATGAAGCCTTCGGTAAAGGCAGCGCGGGCTTATCCGAAATAGATGTGGACGGGCCAGCCGCCATCGTGAACGTCTATTACCCCGATTCAAACGAAATGAAGACCTTCCGTATACCATTTAGTATAACCGAAGGCGGGGGGCTGAAACTGGACATGGAAGCGAAAGAAGAACTTGAGTTGCGTACAACCTACACTACCGCGAAATCAGACATGGAAACGGTAGAACTGGAAGCGCGCCTAATCAAGACATCCGAAGACGACGAAGACCGGTTTGCTCTGTATATGGTATATGCGCCTAACAAGTTAGACTCGCAGAACGAATGGGCAAACGAAAGGGAGATTGAGAAGGCGTGTTGGGATTTCGGCGCTAAGTGCTACAAAGACAAGGGCGGGCACGTAGATGTGAACCATGACGAACGCGCATACAAATACAAGGGCGTATCGGTAGTAGAGAATACGTTCTTGCGAAAAGGCATGGGCAAGGCGTACGGCGTTCCTGATGGCACGTGGTTAGTAGGACTACGCTTTGATGATGAAAAGTTATGGGACAAGGTAAAGCGCGGCGAACTATCAGCCGTATCGATAGGTGGCCGGGCAGTAAGGCGGAAACGCAAGATTTCGGAGGCTGAAGATGGAAAGTAAGGTTACTATACGAAAGGGCTTTGTTAAAGACGGGGAGGATGACGAATTTGAACTGCTTGACATGGAAATAGATTTCATGTCATTAGTACCAAAGGGCGCCAATTATACGCAGAAGGACGGCGATACCGTGCTGTTGATGAAAAGCGCCGAGGCAGCAGAGCGGGAAAAAAGTGAAAAAGTTTTGGGAAAAACAGAGAATTTGGTTGACAAAGGAGAAGAAATGACGTCTAAACATGTAGTTGAATTGAAAAAGCGGTTAGCGAGTCTCAAGGCGGCGATAGCGCCTTCATTAGTAGAAGTGGCGCAAATCGAATCCGAATTGAGTAAACTGGCCGAAGAAGAAACATCAGACACAACCCCAGTAGTACCAGACGAAAGCGGTCAAAAGCCCGCAGAAACAGACCCGGTAATGGACAAACTTCTTGAAGCCGAACGCAGGATTGGCGAAATGACCGTTTCGCATGCACAGGAAAAGGAACGTATGCAGGCGGAAAACGCCGGACAGAAAGCCGAAATCGATGAATTAACCAATACCTTGGTTGAAATCGAAGAACGGCAGGCGGCAGAAGCGGCTGCACGGGCAGCAGAGACAAATCCAGCCGAAACCAAGTGACCAGGACGGAAAGGAACCAAACAGAATGAACGCGAAAGCGAAAGAAGCGAAGGAAAAAATCCTCAAGAACCTTGCTGATTTAAACAAGGCGCATGAGGCTGGCAACGAAGATGCGTGCGCGGAACTTGATGCCGAAAGGGTTAAGGCCCGTAAGGCGTTTCAGGCGGAGCCAGAGTTTACTAACGACAGCATCAAGGAAACCATCGCAAAGGCTGAATTCGCAGGTACAGGGCCGAGCAACGTCTTGGCCGTGACACGCGATTCGGAAACCATGCAGCCAAAGGTAAACGAAGACCTGCTTCGCTACCACGACTGGACGGACTCCATCAACGTCGGCCTTGACATTCTTCAGATGAAACTGAACAAGCAGTACGGCGCGCGCAGGGCACCCCAGGCAACCGTCGAAATGCTCAAACAGGAATCGGTGTTCGGCAAGTGGCGTAGGTATATCGACAACGGTATGCGCGAGTTTTATGCGTTCAGGAAAGCCGACCACGAAGCGGTAGTCAAAGCGAGTACCTATTACTCGACCGGTTCTACCGTGGGCGATGAGTGGATTCCGCAGGGCTGGTCAGCAGACCTTGTTGACGTTCAGCACCTTCAGTTCAGGTTGATGTCAAGAATACCACGCGAGAACATGCCAATGCGGGAGTGGAACGTTCCGGCCTACACGGCAGACCTGCACTTCACAAAGGGCTCGGAAGCATCGGATGCGGACAGCTTAAGCAGGCTGACCTCCGGTAATGCGGCAACCGACGACGTAAACCTTGCTGCGAAAGACCTTGTGTTAAGAGTAACCATCACGAGAGACTTCATGATGGACGCAATTTTCGATAAGGTTGTGAAAATTCGCGGTAAGTTGCAGAAGGCAGCCGTAATGGATACGGAAGACCTCGTTATCAACGGCGACACGACTTCAACCCATATGGACACCGACATCACGGGTTCGACCCACCGGCTGTTCACGTGGAAGGGTCTGCGTAGGTACGAGAACGATGATGGCGTCACAGCGAGAACCGCTATGGGTAGCACGAACTTTACGTATGCTAACCTTGTGGGTCTTCGTGACCTTCTAACAGTCGGCTACCGTGACCTTGATGCACTGACCTATGTTAGCGCACCAAAGACCACGCGGTATATCGGCGCACTGAGCCAGTTCAGCGGCCTTGATGTTTACGGCCCAGGCGCGCACGCGCTAACCGGCCAAGTGGCGACTATAGCGGGCGTTGCATACTTCGAGTCAGAAAAGGTTCGTGAGAACCTTGGCGCATCGGGCATCTATGATGCTTCCGTAGGCGACCGTGGTATCATACTGCTATTCAACCACAATGCGTTCGTGTTCGGCCAGTACGAAGGTCTGTCAATCGAAGTTGTGGAACGACCAGAATACAATGTATTCCACATTGTGGGCAATATGCGGGCAGACTTCTTGCCGCGCGTTGTCACGACTTCCAAGACAGTCATAGCACTCGGCTATAACCTGTACGCAACGTAGCATAATAAGCGGAGGCGGATATGGTAGGGAAGTCTAACAACTTCCCTGCCGCCCCGCCGATTTATGCGTGCATCAATGTGTACGACGATGCGGGGTGGCTGGAAAGATGCCTATGGTCATTGGACGGTAAGGTAGAGGCCATCATAGTAGTAGATGGCGCCTACGCGGGCTTTCCGCACGAAATACCGTACAGCACGGACGGCACGATAGAGCTTGCAAAGGAAGTTGCTGATATAGTAATAACCCGCAAGTCAGCATGGCCTAACGAAATCGTCAAACGCAACGCATACATTCCGCATGTCCCGAACAACAAATGGTGGTTAAGGATAGATGCCGACGAAGAACTACAGGGCGAATTCACAGAACCGCTTGATGGGAATTGCTATATGGTAATGCTTGAGCGAACAGACGGGTCAAATAACCCGTATCCGGTACATGCGCTATTCAAAAAGCATCCTTCAAGCAGATACCACGGTACGCACCATGCGGTGCACCTTAACGATGAAATACTCGTTAAATCAGTAAAGCCCGTTTATCCGGGCGTAAAGCTTTTACACCACTGTCAATCAAGAGATGTGAAACGCGCCGAACGCAAGGGTACATATTACAGGGAATCACTTGCGCCATCGGAGCGTGAATTTCGTAGCGCAAACGGATTATAGGAGAATTCGGAATGGAAGATGCGGTAATTTTGAAGTTTTACGGGATTAAGATTGGCGAGAACATCGACCCGGTTTACAGTTGCGGCGGATGGAAGGTAAGTCTCGGCGGTATTACGCCACCATTAGACTGGGGCACAGCGGAAGGGCTAATGAGAGACTATCCGGGCGCATGGGAAATCTATACGCCGGTAGAAGTAGAAGTAGACGAAAAACCAGAAGATGATATAGCCGATACAGATAAGGCCCAAAAGGCCGTAAACCCAGAGCCGGACAAGGTAAGTTTCAATACCACGATTGAAGCAGAAGAATCAAACGAAGATGACGTTATTGTTTTCCGCAAGTGCAAAAGCACGGCGCCCAAAACCCAAATACCAGACGTTAGAGATTTGGAGCGCAAAACGAAACGGTCACTAAAAAAGCTACTATATGAAATAGACCGCGAGCGAGAGAAAACAACCGTACTGCCAAGTAAAGCTACTAAGCAGGATTATATATTGGCTCTATTGGCCTTACGAAAGGAATAGCAAATGGCGCTGGCCGCGAATGCTATAATACAGGCGGTTGCAACACTACAGGCCATCCCCGGTCTATCCGGACTAACCACGGGGCAGGCGGAAGCGTTGATACACCGGGCGTCGGCGGCTATCAGGAAATACACGGGCAGAAGGCTACTGATAGACACGCAAGCAGACGTAACGGTTTACGAGCATGGTAACGGCGCGAAAGACCTGTTCTGTTCAGAGGGGCCAATAACAGTATTAACTACGGCTAAAGTAGATACCGACAGGACATTTGATAGCGGCTCGGAACTTAGCCTTGACGACATAGCGATAATGGGTGGCGACCGGGGTTCAAGCTACAAGGATGATGGCGAGGACTTTCCCACTGTAATAAGGTCACTTGCAACCACGAAATGGTCAAAGGGCTTCAAGAACGTACAATTAGTAGGACGGTTCGGATACAACGATGATACTGACCGATACCCGATACCCGAAGACCTGATATATGCCTGTTGCCTATTGTGTAAGCATTATCATTTACATACGGACGCATCGATGAAATCCGAGAGGACGCAGACGTATAGCTATACCAAAGGCGGGGCCGGTGACTACCGGAACGGGCTACCCAACGAAATAGCCGCGACACTTGACCCGTACAGGGTAATGAGGATACACTAATGGGCTTGACCGATTTATGTAATACGACTATTCAGATAAAAAGCGCCAGCCGGGGCGAATTGAATAATCAGCCCATAGAGACGATAGGGGATGCAGGAACCGCGATGCCCGCGAGGATAGAACATATAGAAGACATCCCGATGGACATGGGCGGCGGCGGGCTGATGGTGCAATCTATATACTTGTTTTACATACCGGGTACGCCGACGATAAAGGAAAGGGATTTGATTAGCTGCGATTCGGTAGATTATAGGGTGTTATCGATAGCAGACGCATACGGGATGAGTACGATTGACCACGTGGAAGTAAGGGCGGTAAAGGTACTGTAATGGCAACGGGACATTCAAGAGGACACAAGATATTTTATGATTATTTTCGCCTGGCATGGTGTTTCGTGGATAGCGGTAAAATTAAAGACGATGCATATCCGCGTCCCTGTATTCGATGCGGAAAAGTACCAACGCCCGAAGGATACGATGCTTGCGTGGGTAAAATACCGGGCGCGAAAAGTGTATGTTGCGGACATGGCGTCGAAAAAGGATATGTGATATGGCCGGGATAACGGTTTCATTCAAACTTGACGCGAAGGAAATGTTCCGCAAGATGGGGAACACGCGATTCCAGCACGCGTCAAGGAACTGGGGTAACAAGACTGCTATATCGCTCGAATTGAGGGCGAAGCGGTTCGCGCCCGTGGACGTAGGCAGGCTGAAAAGCTCTATTACACACCAGGTAATAGAGATGCCCGGTAACGTGATAGCCCGAACAGGTACTAACGTTCATTATGCAGCTTATCAGGAATTCGGGACGGGGCTATACGGGCCGAGAAAACGATTGATAAGACCGAAAAACGCGAAGGTTCTAAGGTGGAAGAAACGCGGTGGCGGGTTTGTGTTCGCCAAATACGTCCGGGGAGTGAAGCCGAAAAGATACTTTACAAAGGCGTTGGCGGCAGAGCGCCCGGTTGCGGAACGCAGGCTCGATGACGAAGTAAAGAGAGAAATGGAACAGGCATAATGGGCACGTGGGTACACGGATATAGCATAGCTGACTGGACGCGGGATTTGATACATACAAACCTCAAAACGTCTATGGGGCTAAAATATGTATCCGTGGGCAATCTAAGCAAGCTCGTTATGAATACCGCGCTATCAAGCGACGTGCCGTTTGTAATGGTTGACATAGAAGAACCGTCGCCACAGGACTTAGCTACAATGCAGTCATTACAGACAATGTACCGGATACGCGTAGTTTATATGCGGCAGTTTGCATCGGGCGAAGAGGCGCACAAGGACAAGATGGAGGCGCTGGAAACGCTTGCGAACTATCTACAGGACAGCCAGGGGTTATTCCACGGCATCGGTACTGGCGCATTATCATTAACGGCAGGGCAAGTAGTCAACATGAGATTAGATGGGTTGGAGTATGTAGCACCGGAACAGGGCGCATTAGAAGAAGCGGGCCAAAACTTGCTTGTGTCTGCCCTGAATGTCTTGGTGGTGGTTGAAAGTTCGGGGAGTTAGCATGCTTTACAGGATATACGCAGGGCCGTTTTTGAAGGGTAGGGTGTATTTAACCTACTTCAAGGGCGTAATTGAACGATGGACGAAGATACGGGTAACAGAAGAAGAAGCCAAATCGATGGATAAACTACCGAAGCAATGGCTTGACCCGGATAGCCCGATGAAAGTAGCGGTTGTAACACCGACAAAAGCAAAAGACGAAGATGATATAAAGGTAACGAAAAGGACGAAGAAACGGAAAACCCGGAAACGAAAAGGGGGTAAGTAATGGCATTGGCACTCGGACATCTTGGCGGTCACTTTTGCTTTGGCGAAGAAGGCACTTGGGGCGGCGCCGACACCTGCACGCAGAAATTAAAGCTGCGCACGGGTGGAGATAGTGTAGTTAAAACCGTAGACGAAATCCTTTCGGAAGAAATACCTAACTACTATACGGATGATTCCGAAAGCATCTTGGGTAACGTAATGGTATCCGGCGGGCTGATATTCAATTGGCAATATGAAGGATACGAACTACTCTTAAAGAACCTGTTGGGCGCGGTTTCAAGCACGCAGCCAGACCCGACAAACGACGCAACCACGTACCTGAATACCTATACGTGCGATTCGGCGGCGCCCGACGGCGTAACGTTTGAAATTGACTGCGATACGCACGAGAAGGTTGTAGAGGGTGGTACTATAGTCCGTATGGAATGGGCATGCGATATAAACGGGATGCTTATCTGCACAATGAGCATCGTAGGCGAGGACATGAACCTAACTACTTCGCCGACCGGCGCATTGAGCTTTCCAACGGCGGCATATGCGAACTACGCGCATAAGCCTACATCGAACGCCGTTGTACAGTACAACAACACTGACATCGAAGTATCCAACCTGCGCTGGTACTTCGACAACAGTCTTGACGTTGACCGCAGGTTCTTAGGGTCACGGCTTATCAGTCAGCCGCAGCGGGCAGGAAAACTTGACGTGGGCGGTTCGTTCCAGATAGAATTCGATGCCACTACGGAGTACGATGACTTCGTGGCGCATCAGGAGCGAACACTGGAAATCGAATTTGAAGGCGCAACAATCGACACCAACTACAAGTACGCTACCAAGTGGCTATTCGACGCAATCAGGATGCGGGCGGTGCCGATAGCGGTAAACGATGAGGGCCGGATTGTGGTGGATGTTGAATTCAAGGCTTACGCGGCAGACGCATCTAACCTTGAGATGGAAGTTACTGCGTATAGCACGGTAGACGCAAGCGGACTCTAATAATCGCCTTTCGTTTCCGGGTAAGTGTTATGGGAGAATTGCGATGGCGAATAAGAAGGAAATTGAAATACGCATAATTACTAATGGGTATTTTGACGGCACGAGAATTTACGTGGACGGCAAGGAGTGGGTAGTCAAGGAAATAAACTTTTCCGCCGCTATCCCGAGAAGGATGCACGGAAGATTAGTGGGTGGCAAGTGTAATTTTCAGGCGCAACGCGAAGTAAACGGGGAAATAATACCGGTTATGGCTTACGGCGATGCGTTTGAAAAGATTGCAGAGGCACGGGAATTGAATAAGGGGAAAGATGATGAAGAACATACCGACGAAACAGGAATTGGCCAGTAAATACGGGACATGCTTTACCGACCTGAAAGAACTTTCCTTCGGGGTCGAATTTCCTAACGGCGACAAGTCAATCCTGCGGCCAATGAAGCCGCGCCAGTACAAACAATTCATGCGGACGTTCGAAGATGTGTTTAAGTCTTTGGGCAACGTAGGATTGCCGACATTCGAAATCCTTGACGACAAGGGCGCCGTGATAGATACCGTTACGGCCCGCGATGTGACCCCTGCCGCGAAACAAGTCTGGGAACTTGATGAAAACAACAAGCCAAAGACGGACGAAGCCGGTTTGAAAGTACCTAAATTAGACGATGAAGGCAAGCCTGTTATGCGGGAATTTCCCAATATCCGCATCGAACTTGGCCCTAACGACTATCAGGAATTCCCGCGCAAGCTGGTCAACAAAAAGCTGGCGGCGGAAGGCGAAATAGTCAAGGCATTTGAGGAAGTCATTTGGGGCAATGCTGCAGAAATTCTCAAGATACTATTTCCGGATGACAAAGAGAGATATTCAGAACAGTATATAGAAAACAACCTGAACGTGCCGTTCTTGAAGGCACTTATCGGGCTTGTCATCGACATGAACGGACTGGACTTTATCATCCCTTTTATGAGCGAATTTTTTCCGGCAATAGGACTGTTGTTCGGAAAAACCCCAGGCCAGAAAAGCCCGACAAGTACGAAAGGATAATAGAAGCTATGGCGGCGCGATACGGAAGGCCGCCATGGGAAATGGAAGGCGTGCCGATGGTGTATCTGATGCACTGGTATGACATAGCTGTTGAAAATCTTGCAGACGAAGGGGCAATTTACATAGGCGGTGCGCTAAGTAAAATGCTGAAGTAAAGGCAGGGTAATGAGCTTATACAAAGCGCAGGCAGAAATATCACTTCAGGATAAGGCGTCCGGGCCGTTCCAGCAGATGGCCGCGAAGATGCGTAATGCGGCAACGAAAATGGGTAAAGGCGTAAGCGGTATATTTACAAAGATGCGCAGTGTAATTACTGGCGTATTTAAGAGCATAACGCGCTCAATAACAACATTCTTGCCGTTACTAACGGTTGGCGGCCTTGCCTATGGATTCATTTCTGCGACCAAGGCTGCATCTGTATTCACTGACCAGATGGCAAAGGTGTCTACAATGCTGTCCGGACAGTCACTAAATTACATGAATAAATTTACCAGTGCGATAAAGAAGATGTCGGTAGAGTTTGGGCGCTCAACAGAAGACTTGTCTCAGGGTTTATATAACATCTTATCTGCCGGTATTCCCGCAGCAGACGCAATAGAGCACCTTACCGTTGTTAATAAGGCAGCGGTAGGCGGTTTTGCGCCGCTTGGGGAAGTTGCGAGGGCGGTATCTGCCATTATGGTGGCATATAAAAAGGACGGCATGACGGCGGCAAAGGCAACCGATATACTTGCCGCTACCGTAGAAGACGGTATTACAACCATGTCTGAACTGGCACCCACAATTGGTATGGTAACATCGATGGCGGGTCAGATGGGCATATCAATGCAAGACCTTGCCGGATTTATTGCACAAGTTACAAGGTCTGGCGTTGGTACATCTATGTCCCTAACCAGCGTTAGGGCTGTGCTGAACCAGATGGCTAACCCCGCAGAAGAAGCAGCGGGCGCTATGAAAGTATTTAAGGATGCACTGGCAACCGGCGGCATTAAGGAGTTTGCGCGAGTGCTTACGGAAGCTGGGTATTCAGCGGAAGAATTATCCAGACTATTCCCGAACATTAGGGCCAAGATTGCGCTTGGGCAGGTTATCGGCAACGTCGATGCCCTTTCTGCCTCTATTGACAAGGCCGCAAATTCAGCAGGTATGAGCCAAAGAAAATTCGAACAGATGATTGCAACGCCCGCGTTTAGGCTGGCGCAAATGAGGCAAGAACTTGTTGCGGTAAAACGCACAGTTGGCGAAGCGTTATTGCCGGGATTACTGGAAGCCCTAAGCGTTGTAAGTAAACTGCTGAAGACCGACTGGATTCAAAAGGCATTGAAGTCAATCGGTCAAACGCTTGGTTCCGTTATATCTAACGTCTTCAAGATAATCGGTCTCATCGGCATGGGTATTGAAAAATACGGTTCGTTCCTGGACTTCGTTTCCCAAAGCACCGATGCTACATGGGATTATCTGAACAGCAAGATAATCGAACTTAGCGTTATCGCCTTGCAGGTTTTGAAAGTCACGATAAGCACGGCCATAAGTATGTCTGTGGCAGCAACATCTATGGGGATGCGCCTAATCGGCGCGGCAATCAAGGCGTTTTTGCCGACCGGTTTTGGCTGGATTGGGGATGTTTTTACTGCGGGCGGCAGGGCGATAGCTGACGGCGCGGGCTTTATTATCAAAGAGATTAACGGTATTATTGATAACAGCGTAAATTTCTGGGCCGACAAGGCTAAGACCCTGAAAGATAATGCCCTTGGTTCAGGCGAAGATTTCATAAAAGAATTAGAGGGCGTAGCAAGTAGCGCCATAGACAAGACCGGCAAAAAGGTAGATGGGTGGTTTGACGTATTGGGTAAACAATTTATACACGCAACGAGGCCCGCGTGGCATGAAACATTTGGAAGACCCGGCATGGGTACTACGCCGGTAGATACAAAACGCTTCGGCCCAGAATATGGCAAGCAGCCGCCAACACCGCCCTCCAGCAGAAAAAGAAGGAAGGTGATAAGGGATGCTTACGAAATGATGATGGGGCAGCTAACTACCGCGCAGGCGCTTGGCGGATTCGGTTTGAAGTATGGTGGTTTAGAGGCTGGCCGAGCTGCACGGTTTATTAGACAATTCGGGCCAGAAGAAGGCATGAAGAAGTTTAGCGAGAAGATGGCGCGTGAACAGCGGTTGGCGCCGGGAGTTGGGTTCTTCAGGGACATAACGCCTGCGGCTCGACAGCGGATGCGTCAACAGGCGGTACAACAGGCAATGATGCAGCAACGTCCAGAAGAATTCGCGGGTAGGATAACGGGCCGGATAGGTCAACTACGGGGGCAATTAACGGAAGCTATCATGGGTGGAAAGCAGGGCCGCATAACGGCTATACAGGGGCAGATAGACAAACTGCAGGAAGCACGCGCCGGTATCACGCCCGGACTGAAATCGCAACTCGACCATCTAAAAAAAGTACGCGATGCAATGAAGGACGCGGGCAAGAAGATACCCGAAAAGCTGGGCAAAAAAATAACCGGACTTCAAAAGGCCATCGGAGAAGAGGCGGAAGAAACGAAAGCAGATGAAGAAAAGCAAAAGGAAAAAGACGCCGATATGCTCAAACAAAAAGCGGAAACTGCGGTAAAAAATGCGGCGCCCGCAATAAAAAATTATATCAAGAGTGGTATTGTTGACCCGCTAATCGATGCCATGAAGAAGAACAAGGCCGAGGCGACTGCGATTGCAATTGCGGAAGGAAATAGAGTAGAAGAACATACTAACGTAACGCCAAGACAAGACAAGGTGCCGACAACGTTTTGGGAGCCGCATAGCCAAGCTACGCAGGGCGCTCCGGTAGTATAGGGGGAACTGAATGTCTACGATAGGGTTTTATTTCAATAGCGTAGAATTACCCCATATACGGGGTTATAGCGAAAACGTGAATAGCATCGTGGATTCGCTTGTAAGGATAGGCCGTGACGGCGCCGAATCCAATACGGGCAAGATAGGCGCGCGCGCGATAAATATTAGAGGCCAAATATCAGGCGCAGACCACGACGCGGTAAGAACAGCGTGGGCGGCGGTATTGGCTGCGCTATATGATGATGACGGCGGCAATACGAAGGCATATTTAAGGTCATTTTCGGATAGGCAAATAACAGCGCAGGTAATCAATCACGCCTATAGTTACAACCAACGCGACGCAGGCATGCAGACGGCGGATTATTCTATATCGTTCCGGTCGGATGACGCATATTGGGAAAGGGTAATGAATGTCAACAAAAGCGGTGCGAGCTTGTCTTCGGGTGACAAGGTAACTATTACGTATGGCAACGATGCCGATGAAGTAGAGGACGCGCCATCATGGCCCACGATTACCGTAACCGCGATAACGCAACTGGACGCAGACATAGTGTTGACCAACAATACGACCGGCGCAATCTGGACATACGGCGCGAATCTCGCAGCGGGGCATATTTTGATAGTAGACATGGAAGAACATACCGTAACCGATGACAAGACAAGCGTGATGAACAATACAGACCATCCAGATGCGGACTGGTGGATGTTAAGAGGCGGAGTGGCGAACGAAATACAGTTGGATTTTGGTGGCGGCGCAAACGACGCAGCCATGTCAATTACGTTTGCGGGAAGAAACTTTAATCCGTAGGGAATCATGGCTGACATAATAGGCAACAGAATAAAGGTATTGGTAAAGGAACACGCTTCGGGCGAGTACGTCGAAGATGTGACGCCAGACCTTATACAAGCGCAATGGACATGGAAAGCGCACGGCGGAATAGAATCCTTTGAAGTTGTGCTTGCTCGTACATCCGCCGGGTTAAGCGGATTCATTTGTCCTATAGTAGAAATATGGTGCCAAGACGCGGATAACGGATGGACAATGGTATGCGCCGGGCACGCATTACACTTAATTCCCATGATTGAATCTGGCAGGTTGCCTACCCTAACCCTTGTATGCGCGGGGTTTTTGCAACAGCTAAAATGGGTATACATTGATTCGACATGGGATAGTACGACCCTTGACGCCGTAGTAGAAGATGTTATTGATAATACCGTTGTGGGCTGGACGGGTGTTGATGTTTCGCGGTGGACGGCAAAAACTACGGCTGGTTCAGGAACCACAATAACCAACCTTGAATTCGATGGGGTAGTATACGACCTAATAGCTTCGCTTGCCGAGGAACAGGGCAGCGTAATATGGGGCGTTATCCCGCAGTTGATAAGTGGTGCGTGGTATTCGGCTAAGTTCTATTTTGTGGATACTTCCGCAACGGTCAATAACCATTTCTTCGCGTCCGACATGTCGAATATTGCATACGATTACAATATAGACAGGATAAAGAACAGCTATAGAATGCGGGGCGATTATCAATTAGATGACGGCGATACATTAGATACAACTGGCGACGATTCTACTTCACAAACAAGTTACGGTAAGCGCGAAGAAGTCATTGATAATTGTTATATTGACAATCCTACCGATGCGGAAACGTACCTTGCTGCGATAGAAAACGTCCTGAAGAATCCAGGCAGGTCGTTAGGGTTCACTTTATCTAACAAAACGGTTGGCGACCGGTTAGAGCGGAATATTGCTGTTGGCGTAAGTAAAGTATGGGACGTATTTGCAGACGCGAATAATCAAAGTTGGCATTGCAATTCAGTAACTTACGTAGCAAAATCGGATGGTAGACTGGATATGTACGTCAACCTTGGCGAAAAATTAGGGGTTAGGCAGATTTATCCGCCAGGACAAGCGGGCGCACCGGGCGGGCAACCGAGCAGGAACTATACTCCGTATTATGGTAGGGGTGGATATAACCCACTCAATCCTAATTTCAACGAAGTAGACTGGGGCAGGAAGGGGCCGGGTGGTAGATATTACACGAAAGACTACTGGTCTATGGTTGATGCGGCCAAGAAGGGGAAGAAGTAATGGCTATAAACGAAAACATGACCCCCGGCGGCGATAGCAGGTTTACGGGTGCGCTTAGATTGTTAAGGGGTTTGCAGGCGGCGTTACAGAGGGTAGAGCGGGAAAAGGCGAAGGGGTTCACTAATACCCCAGTGGCGAATCGCGGCCTGATAATTTTAAGCGACGGAACCGACCTGTATCTTGAGATGCTTGATGCTTTAATAAAGAACATCAAGGGGCTGGGCGGTTCTGATGGTAAATCGGTAGTGTTTTCGGACAGGTACAATTCTGAAGATTTGGATAACGCACTTGCAGACATATCCGCAGAAGACATGGTTTACCATAAAGGCGCTTGGTATTACAAGACGACAGACGGACAGGAAACGAACCAAAGGCACGTGCTTTTGAATAGCTCGTTTGAAAACTTCGAGGGCGGCGAACCTGAGTTCTGGACACGCAAACCGTAAGGAGGATTAAGAGATGGCGTATGACATTTTGAATCAGCAGTATAGGCATGACGAACTCAAGAACAGGATGCAGAAAGACTTGGACGGCATCAACCGCCTGAAGTCGCAGCTGCAAACGTCGGTAAACCTCCACGCGGAAATCGTGGCTAACATGGCGATGATTCCGTGGTACGCGGATTTGACACAAGAGGAAAAAGACAAACTGACGGCATGGAAAAACGACTGTCAAGAATTGCTCAACAAGATAATACTTGAAGCACCTGATGGACTTGGATTCTAAGGATAACTAATGGCCGACTATACCAGACAACTTGCAGCCGATGCATCCATAACGCCTGTTGATAACAACGACAAGGCCGAGGCTGGTGCCGAGCCGCCTATGGTTCAGGTGGCTGAGTTCCAAGATTTATTCGGTGATGTGCTTGATGCACACTGGACAGAAGGCGCGACCTCTCTGCCTGAAGCCGGTACTTTAGTGGAATCCGATGGCAAATGGACTATAACAGTTCCGAATGTAGGAGCGGCAAGGGAAAAGGGTGCCTATACTGGTCTGGTTTTTAATGACATTACTACAGAGATAGATTGTGCAAACTTCACGCGCAATGCCACACCTCTTGCAGCAAATGGTCTTTGGTTTTTTATTTTCAAGGATGTCAACAACTGCATTCGACTTAATAGATACTGGGATTTTACCGCAGGATTAGATATTGTAGAATGCCATAAACGAGTTGGTAGCGTATGGACTTTAATACAAAGAATAAATACTGCCGTTACAAGTTTCAAATTCAAGATAGTACGGGGCGGTGACAATTGGGATTGCTACTACGACATCGGTGCAGGTTGGGTTCAGTTTGGCGTACAATTCGCCGCTGCTATCGGTGCGGATTGTCGAATATTTATTTCCTTATATGGGGATAAAAACACAGCATCTGTTGATGTTAATGAGGTTTTAGTTGACGGTTCGAATTATTACTGGAGCGATTCACCAGAAGCAGACATTGTAGATTCGGCACACACTGGAGTCGGAGAATCTTACGCTTATGATGCTGGTGTTGATAATGCATGGTCACTAACTGGCGCTTCATCTGTAGAAGATGGTGATGGCGGAACTAACAAGTGGAAAGTGGGATTTTCGGACGCTGCCGATGGTACTGGCATTACTTGGGATGCTGCATGGCGAACTATCGCAGAGGTCAACACAAATGCAGGTAATGGCGATTATGACGGGCACAGGTACTTGTATGTCAAGTGGCAGGGCAATAGCGATGGGACGCAGAATGTAAATGCTACAAGTTTTACAATTTCAGGAACGGCTGGTTCGCCTACGCATACTTGGACGCAAAGCGATACGGAAGCAAAAGAAGGCACCTATTCACACAAGCAGGTTGGGCCTATCGCGCAGGCGGATGACTATTATGCCCAACGGATAAGCGTCATACCGGGCGAAGATTACTATGTAGAAATCCATGGGTCTTGCACCGTGGCGCCAAGCGCGGGATATTTCTACCTTCAGGCGTATGACATAACGGGAGCTGCCGAAATAGACATCTCCAAGCTGTCAGTTCAATCGGCTGATTTTGTGAAGTTCTCGTTCTACTTCACGGCTCCGGCTGGATGTGCTATCGTTGAAATTCGCTATGGCGGGAACACGGAAGGCGGTACCACATATTGGGATGCGGCGGACGGAATCAGACTAAGGGCAAAGGACTATACATAATGAGCGGAACGGGCGAATTAGACAATCCAAAAGACATAGGGCGCGTGAAATTATTTACGCCGGATGGCAATTCTGTATTCGGAAAGTCCATGCTACGTAAACACCAAAGCGATACGCGGGCACCAGTAACTGTGGAAACGGATGGCGTACAATTACTCGGCGTTGGCGGTATTGTGAACGCGATGGATTTTGTTGGCGGTGACATGGGTATCAGGATAAACGCCGCCATAGACTACCTTGCGGGTCTCGGCGGCGGCACGGTTATTGTACCAGAAGGCAACCACACGATAACGACCTCGATAGCGCCCGCGAACGCGACTAACTATGTATTGGTAAAAGGCGCCGCATCATATAGCCCTGCGGGTAACGTCAATGGTGGCAGCAATCTGCCAACCAAATTTACTCAGGGCGCGACCAATACTTATATCATTGACTTGACTTCCAAGGGATATATCGGCTTTGAGGGCATTCAGTTCCTCGGGGTTAATAATCATTCTGCCGTTCTGATATACGGCTACAATGCCGCATTTGTCCATTTTCGTAATTGTTATATGAGTGGCGGATATGATGGCACAAATATAGTATACCTCAATTATGCCTGTAAGCATTGGCTATTAGAGAATTGTCAAATAGGACGTTATAATAATGCGGTGGGCGCTTCATGCGTTTACATGTACGATGTTTCGCATGTCAAATTGGATAATTGCCGTGGTAGATGCAATGGACACGCAATTCGCATAACCGGCTCAAACGGTGCTTGGGGGGAGGATATTACATTTAATCGTTGTGGCTGGCTGGCTGGCTACGGGAACGCAAACACCTACGACGCCTACTACATAGACAATTCCGGCTTATGTAAAGATATACGCATTACTGACTGCTGGCAGGATGAGGCTACAAAAACAAGATATGGAATCAACATCCAGAACGCAAGCCCCGGATTTATAGGGGTTTACGGCGGCAAGATGGCGGGCGCGACGGGGCCTTGGAACGATGTTACAAGGATAGCAGTTCTTTCAGATGTGGAGGCGTAATGCCTGTTTGGCGAAGTGGCTACAGAGACGCATATAAGATACTTACAGCCAGTTACACTATATTAGATTATGGCCCGAATTTCTTTGACATAGATTCGTCGGGCGGCGATGTTACGGCTACATTACCGACGCTTGCAGATAACTACGGGCGATTGCTTACGTTCCACCTTACAGACGCTACGAATACGGGTATCCTTGACGGAGAGGGCGCAGAAACAATCGATGGCTCTGTGATATTTATACTAAAGCGGTTAGGCCATGTAGTAGTTCTGTATGCAGACCCGGATGCGGCAGAATGGCGTATTGTGTCCGGCGGCTTAACTAACCTATGCCACCACGTAGATATTGCTATCCCCAAAAGACCTGCCGCAAACCCGCCGGGCGAAGGCGTAGAGGATAATTTCCCGACGCTTGATTTTGATGACGGGACAGACGAGTCTGTTTTCTTTCTCTACGAGCTGCCAGAAGAGTTCTACAAAGGCGGGAATATCGCCGTAGAACTAACATGGTTTGTAGATACCGCGCCCGCAGGAGTTGAAAGCGTTGTTTGGGGGCTGGAATATAAGAAGCAGTCTGAAGGTGATAACTTCGATTTCGGCGCGGGAACAACTACAGCTACGGACACAGAAGTTGTAACTGCCGGGACGCCAGCAAACGACAAGAAGCTACACCGAACAACGTTCCCAACCCTATTCGCTGCGCCGGGGGCGTTACCCCACGACTATTTCCTTGTAAGAATTTACAGGGATGCAGATAACGTAGCCGATGACTTTACGGGTGATGCCAGATTGGTATCTATAAACGTCAACATAGAAGCTGTTTGGATTAAGCCCGCATAAATAGGAAAGCGAGAAAATCAATGGCAAACCATTATTGCCCAAGTTGCCATAAATCAAAAGGGTTCAGCCTGCTGGATTCCATGACGGTACAAATTCAGTGTACGTCGTGCGGGCATAAGTTCCCAGTTGACGTAACGCTGCGTAAATGCAATACCTGCGGTAAAAGAACGCCGCACGCACCCCATAGGCATGAAGGAAAATTCCACCGGCAGGTCGTATTCGCGTACACCTGCTTGGCTTGCTGGAAATTTACGGAAATCGAGAAGGAAAGCGGTAACAAACAGGGTTCCGAAAACGTCTAAACTAATAGAAAGGCAAGGATTATGGCAAACATCAAAATGACGTGGCAAAGCCTCTTCTTTTATATCGTATCTGCTGTTTTTGTGCTGCAAATAATTGCGTTTATCGCTGGCATAGACGGTGTAGTTACGGCAGCCTGTTATGGGACGTTCGGCGCAATCGCGGGAGCGACCGCAACGATTATGGTAATAGTAGCAAAGCGCGACAAGTCAAAAGGGGAACAGTAAAGATGAAGATATGGATGAGGCGTGACCTGTGGGTTTTGCTGATATTTTTAGGCTTCTTCGCCGGTATGTACGGTGTATACGAATACGACACTCATACCAAAAGGGCCGAGTTGAATATTATTGAAAAGATAAACGGGCCGACCGTCAAGGTGGTAGTGTATGTACCTGTTTCAAATACAGCCGAAGACGGCACAGAGACAATAACAGAGCGTCTTGCGGGCCACGGTTCGGGAGTTATAGTGGCGAGAAAAGGCGCTACCTATTTTGTGCTAACGGCACATCACATGTTAGATGTTGAACAATATAAGATGGGTGCGTGGCGGTTCTATATAGAGCACGAAAACCTGGTAGAAAAGGTGCCCGCGTTCGTCCTGTATGGACGCGAACCACACGATTTGCTGATGCTGATAATGACCGTTCCTGATATTGATTTGCCTGTCGCCGAATTCGCGCCGGAAGAGCCAAACGAATTGACTGACATACGACTAAGGGGACATGGTTCGTATTTTACGGCATATACTACCAAGGGCACAATAACTTCGAAGCGGGCCGTCTGGCCTTTAGCGTTGCATATATGGATGACCGATGCGAGTGTATGGAAGGGGATGTCCGGTGGCGGCGCGTGGAGTGAAGAGGGCCAATTGATAGGTATTATATCCTGCCTGCGCGTAATCCAAGAAGGATATTACAGGCAGTATATGACCGACCAATCGGGTATAATTTCGTACCCGGCGGTAAAATCGTTCTTGGAAGAAATCGGTTTTGCGCAATCGAGAAACGAAGCGGCGAGGCCCCGGTATGTGCATAGATGGTTTAAAGAAGAAGATGTCTTGGAGCATATCCCTGATTTTCACGGACGTTGAGTATAAATATGGCGAAGCTCGGTTTCAGCGGCATAGCGATAATATTGATGACAGCCTTAATCTGGATAGGGGCGGAATCCTATTATATAGTGCAAGCCCTATTAGAATTGTCAAGTAGGGGAATACGGCGGATGTTCGGATGGATGTTGTAATGGGTATAGAACTACGGCAAAACAAGGTTGGATGCGCCACGGGCCAACCTCGCGCGCCCTTGGCACAACCTCGTAGACTATGCGGGCCGATATAGGAGAATTGAGATGAAGGCGGTATTGCTAACTATCATGTTGACCCTTTTGATGTGTACCGGCTGTGTCACGGCACCTATGAAGTTTGAGAATCAGCAGGTAGAACACGAAGCCAAAATGGGGAGAGAAGAGTTAAAACAAAACAATATAGAGGCCGCAGACCAACGATTTCAGCGGATACTTCAGCTAACCGGCTGCTGGAAGTCTGTATATGGCAAAACCACGGAAGAAGCCACAGACGAAACATTAGGCATCGCGCTTTTTAGAATGCAAAACGATACTACGTTTAGATTGGGGCGGATGGTTATGGGCGCAATCGGCGGGTATCTGGGATTATCAGGAACACAAACGGCGGTTGGAGGCGGCTTATTATTGACCCTGTTGACTATTGCCGGGACGTTCGCCAAGAAGTATCTCAGTCAAACCAAAAAAACGCAAGAGGCCGAGCAGAAGGTAGAGGCTTCCGAAAAAGTGCAGTACGCACAGGCATCTGCAATTGAACTTGGCTCCATAAAAGACCCTATCATCGGCGACCTTATAAAAGATGAAGTAAGGAGCCAGCTACTTTCTGGCACGCGGCAGCACGAAATAGTACAGCAGGCGACAACTGACCTGCGCGCAGAAATGGGGTCGCGGATAGCGGTGGCAGAAATAGCTGAAAAACCTGACGATTAAATAAAAAATATTGCGTTAGGCGCTTGACATACCAAGAAGAAGGCGTATAATACACGTAACAAGCTATTTTTCGGGGGTAGCATATGTCAAGGTATCCCGGTTATCATACCGTAAAAGATGCGGTTATAGCCTTGGGCATAAGCAGGGACATAGTCAACCGTCTCATCAAAGACGGATTGTTCAATACAAAGGTTGTCGGCGACCAACTGCGGTTATTGCCCGATAGTGAAATTGCAGAGGCCAAGAAGTTTCTGAAGAAGCCCCAGATAGAACAGCTTCGCATAATTCGTAAAGACACTACGTTGGTTTTGGCCGAAACGGCTGGTAGGTTAATCGGCGTTTCGCGTTATCAAATAAAACGCCTTCGCAAAAAGGGGCGCTTCCCGCAACCTATCGGAAGGGCTGCATCGGCGGCGAAGGTTTATAGCGCACGCGAAATAGTAGAAGTAGCAAAAGCTAACGGGATGTGGTACGATGAGAGGTTAGCATCGGCGCTTGGGATAAACTCTGACCGCAACAAACAAAGTGGTCATCCATGCGTAAAACAGTTGCAGTAAGGGGATTGTATTGAATACGCTATTGAGCGCGGCAGAATTTCGCGTAAAGCACTACCGAATAGACATAGAAGAACTGAACAAGCCGTGGTATCTCAGGTTCTTTAATGACACACACTCGTTTGCGGCCCTTCACGCCGAAAACAACTGGAACCGATGGATAGAGCACTCTAAGGAACTCGAACGCGTCAATGATAGGCGCGTTCTGTATTTTGGGTTAGGTGATTATCTTGAAGCCATATCTGACACGGAACGGGAAACACTAATCAAGGCTGGCCTTACGCTTCATATGGATGAAGGTATTTCCATAAACGACGCGCATGTCTGGCAAGCAAAACAATACGCTGACCAGATAGCCTTTATGAAGGGCAGTATATTTGGGTTGCTTGAAGGCAACCATCACGCCGTGTTAAAACTTGACAACCCAAGCGGCGAGGGCGAACTAAAACAAACGTCAACGCAATTCATTTGCGAACGGTTAGGCGCAAGCTATCTAAGTGCTATGACGTTTTCTCAGATAAGCTTTTTCTATAAAGATATGGTTGCGCCTGTAAAAATCTATGCCTGCCATTCATCTGGCGGCGGTGGCGGATACCTACTCGGTTCTCAGTTGAATATGATACAGCGGAAATTAGTGCAAGCGTGGGCGGATATTTATGTAGAGGCGCATACGCACAAAATCGTGTCCGGCGTAAATACTATTTTGCGATTAGAAGAAATCGACGGCAAGCTGGAACTTGTGGCATCAGACCAAATCCTATGCCGGACAGGCGGGATGTTGAAATCGGTGCAAAAGAACAAGCCGGGCTATATACCCAAAAAAGGCAAGGGTACTGTACCGCTTAGATTAGCCACGATAAAAATGACGCCTCGTTACGGCGATTCTTTACGGCGTGGGTTTTACATAGAACTCAATTGTACTATTTAGGGGGGGGCGTAAGGTGGAAAAAGATGTGTTGACCGGGCTATCGAAGAAGAACGGACAACCTCACGCGCGGTTAGCGGGGGTTATCAAGTGGTATGCCTATGCTACTGTAACTATCGGATTTGTTGCAGAAATTTACCTAATAATCAAGCTTGGCGGTTTACTTTGTGAACTATTAGGTGTATAATGTAGGTGTATAATGCCGGAAGTAGAATTTGGATGGTTTATGGCCGGGCTGATTCTTGGCGGATTAGCTACACTGCTATTAACATGGGAACTTCCCAAAAAGGAAAGGAAAAATGGGAACAAGAATAGCCTTCACGGGACATCTTCAAGCGGGCAAGACGACATGCGCAAAACTCGTTAAGCCAGATGTGGAATTACACTTCACGTCACCTATGAAGAAGGCGCTTATGCGGGTGCTTATAGACATAGGGTGCCACGCAGGCGCGGTTTACAGACACCTATATATTGAAAAGACGGAAGAATCGCGTAGGCTTATGCAGACGTTTGGAAACTACGCGAGAAGCGTTGACCCTGACGTTTTCCTGCGCCCGATTTGTCAGCAGATAGACACCAAGATAGGCCCGGAAATGAACGCCACAATAGATGACGTGCGGCTTTTGAACGAAGCGGCGGCATTAAGGGAGCGCGGATTCACCATCATCAAAATCGAGCGGCCAGGATTTTTGGGCGATGGCGATGCCACAGAAATCGAGATTGACGAAATCGAACCAGACCACGTTATCGGCAACGAAAACAGCCTTGAAGATTTTGCGGTATCGGCTATAGCCGTTTTACGGAAACTGAAGGGCGCAAGTCAATGCGAAGATTAGACTTAAATGCGAACGTATGCGGTTGCATGCGAACGCATGCGATAGCATGTTGCGACGTTAGTATTATTATATATATCTTAATACAGCCAAGAATCTTTCTATTAGGAGAAAGACATAATACAGAAGATAAGAAGAGAGATTATATATGCATAGAAAGGGAAGACGATGCCAAATTATAGCTACGAGTGTAAAAAGTGCGGCGAGAAATTTAGCCGAACAAAACTACTGAAGCAGTCTGTGGTTTCGGTATGCCCGAAATGCAAGGCTCGGTGTCGCCCGAAAATAGGGACGCCGGGATTCAAGGTAAAGGGCGGGACGCCGAAATTCCATCGGAGATGATACTATGACCGACGCTGAGAATATAGAGAAGTTGGCGAAGTGGCTCGACCTTCCGAATAAAACCGTTGTTTATCGCCCAGACTTAGGTGACGAGGATAACGATGACGCGGTATGGTGGGTGCAGGAAGGCCATATGTTCAGGCCGTGGCGTCCGAACGAAGAAATTGCCGATGCGTGGATGCTGGTGGAGAAGTGCGGAGACGGCTTTGCTTATCCCGAGGCATTTTCAGCTATCCGCAAGGCGTGGCGAGACGAAACCTATTTTCTGCCTTGCCACACTGCCTCTGAAGCCGCCCTTACAATCTATAACGCCGTGCTGGAGGTAATTAAGTAATGCCAACTAACGTATGGGGAATCAGGAATCCGCGCAAGCACGCAAACGAAAAGACGCGACATGTCGAATGCGAACAATGCAAGCAGAAGCTTGACCGCGAACAACACGTTACGATAAAGGCGCCGGACAGCACTTGCTACTGTCTTGGCTGCGCCGGTGAAGTAATAGACGACAGGATAGAGGCTATCGAGGAAGATATTACCGAACTGAAAAGCAGGATAGATACGTTGAAGCGCATAAAAACAAAGGTGTTCGTGCTAAAGGAAGGCGGCATTGGTGCTGATTGAAAAAAAGGCGAGGCGCGGGACAACACTGGTAGCCGTAAAACACAAAGGCCGCATTGCGCTTGCCGCCGATTCGCTTGAATCATGGGGTTATCATCCTACCAACGAAACAAATCTGAAAATAATAAAACTCAAAGCGTGTGTATATGCCGGGTGGACAGGCGACGCGGCGATTGGCGAAACGGTAGCGCAACTACTTACTGAAGTAATGGACATAGGCGCATATGCAACATGGATAGATGCCTGTATGGGGTATTTTATGCTACTGCGCTCGTGGACAGAAGTTGCAGATGACCCTATCCATAAAGGGGTAGCCAAGTCGTTATTAAACAAAGAATCTGACTGGGCGATGGGAATAATAGTTGCGCCCGAAGGCATTTTTAAGATTCTGTCAACAGGTGAATTCGGTCGATGCGATATGACTATTTTGGGTGGCGGATGCGGCGGCGACTATGCAGAAGGTGCCGCGAGCGCACTAATAAAAACGAAACCAAAATGGACAGCCGCGCGCATCGCAAGGGAGGCGGTAAAAATAGCCTCTAAGAGTACGGTATTCGCAAATGATATTGTGAACGTGGTAACGGTGAGGGTAAAATGATTGAACGTACATTGTTCGGCGATAGATATATAGAACATCCTTGGATTTTGATACATTTGGATTCAGTGCCGGGCAGGGTGTTGGATTTTGGTTGTGGCGCTTCACCTTTAACCTATCAGGCTTGCCACTTCTGCAAAGAGCTTATAGCGGTTGACTTGCAGGATGCAAAGCAGAGGTTAATGCCGAACCTAACGGTATTAAAGGGCGATATTCTTAATCCCGAATTTCAGTTGGGCGCGCATAGCTTTGATGTCATTCTAAATTGTTCTACAATGGAACACGTCGGGATAGCCGGTAGATACGGGGTAGAGATTGAAGACCTTGAAGCGGACTTGAAAGTAATGCATGAACTTGGTAATTTATTGAAGCCGGACGGTCAAATGTTACTTACTATCCCAATAGGAAAAGACAGAATCGTAAGGCCATACCACAGGATTTACGGGAAGCGGCTTGACAATTTATTGCGCGGATGGAAAGTGATTGAGCAGAAGTTTTACATCAAAGATAAGGGCATAGACATTTACAGGAAAGCCACACGGAAAGAAGCGGTTGAACACGAACCTACAGATAGGTATTATGGGCTTGGAATGTTCGTGCTGGAGCTTGCTAAATGATAAGTAGGTATAACAAAGACCCTAAAAGGCGGCAAAGTATAATGCGCTGCGTACCCGAAATTTTTGATAGCAGGTTTATACAGTCTGTTTTATACGTGGGGGCTAATAAGTTTCGGCAGTGTCATTTGCCCGATTTTATCAATGCGGGTATTGCGGTAACGATTCTGGAGCCGTTCTGCGACAACGTAGTTGCTTTGCTGAAAATGGGGCATCATGTACTGCTTGGTGACGTGCGGGCATGTTCGGTTATGTTTTACCCTAAACAATTTGATGCTACGTTCTGGTGGCACGGCCCAGAGCATATTCCGAAAACGCAGCTTGCGGGAACATTGCAGGCTATAGAATATGCAACGCGCAAGCTTGTGGTATTGGGCGCACCGTGGGGCGAAAGCAAGCAGGGCACTGACTATGGCAATATTTACGAAACGCACATAGACGACATGGAGCCGGGATATTTTTTAGACAAAGATTACAACACTGAAGTAATAGGCCAGAGGCATGCAGCACCAATGCAAAACAACATAATAGCCTGGAAATGGTTGATAAAAAAACAGGCGGCAAGGGTAACAAAGTGAAACTAAGCGTCATTGTTGCCAGTCGAAACGACGACCACGGGGAGTTTTTAACAGAGAGAACAAACCTATTTGTTGACACGCTGGTAAGGCAAGCCGAAAAATTCAAGCTTGACGGCGAATTAATAATAGTGGAGTGGAACCCGCCACCGGACAAAAAGCCTTTGTCTGAAGAATTATCATGGCCCGCAACGCCACCTTATTTTCCGGTAAGAATAATAACAGTACCGAACGAATTACACAAAAAATATGGTAGCGCAGATAAGTTACCCTTCTTCCAGATGATAGCGAAGAACGTTGGCGCCAGGCGCGCGCGCGCGGGATTCTTGTTGTTTACTAATATTGACATCTTGTTTTCAGATGAAATGGTTAAGTATTTAGCGACCGCCGAACTGGATAAGAAAAAAATGTACCGCGCCAATAGACATGATACCGGCGCGATGCCGTCAATGTATATTCCGGTAAAAGAACGCCTTGAATTATGTAACGAAGAAGTATTTAAGGTATGGAGGCAGCAACCGGATAATAAGCTACATACGCCAGCTTGCGGCGATTTCACGATGGCCGCCAAGCAAAACATAATTGACGCACGCGGATATTATGAGTTTGGTGGTTTTTCAGCTCACATAGATGGCGTGTTGTGTTATAGACTTGTAGATATATTTGGTTGTAAACAAGAAACACTACCATATCCGATATATCATATTGACCACAAGGACAAATATAGCATTGAATTATTAGAAGAAGTCAAGCACAACGGCATACCATTATTGATGGAATATAAGAAAAAAGCAACCGTAACCAATGAGATAAGGTGGGGGATTGGTGGCACGTTATTAGCTGAATGGCAGTCGCCCGCAGATGGCCGCGTATCGCCCGGACTAACTATATTTACCTGCCCGAAATCATTTACGGGGAAGTATCGCGTAGCACAAACGAACGCGATAAAAAGCTGGCTACAATTAAAACCTACGCCAGAAATAATTCTAATGGGAGATGACCCCGGCGTAGCAGAAGCGGCCATTGACATGCATTGCAGGCATATGCCGGACATAGAATATAATAAACATGGCACACCGCTTGTTAATTCACTTTGGGAGCAAGCCGAAAGGCACGGTTCGCATAAAAAACTATGTTACGTGAACGCGGACATTATACTATTACAAGATTGGCTTGATGCAATTTTGTCTATTGACCTACCGGAATTCCTTGCCGTTGGTAGGCGGTGGGACTGGGACAATACAGAGCCAGACGTGCTTTCGGCAAGCGGGTTAAAACGCATTGCACAGAGGGCAAAGGGCGACCCGGACAAACTGCATTCAACATCAGGCATTGATTATTTCGCGTTTACAAGAGGATTATATACAGACATGCCGCCATTTGCGGTTGGGAGGGTAGCGTGGGATAATTGGCTCGCTAACTACCCGCTAACAAAAGGAATTCCGCTTGTAGACATAACCCCTTCGGCTACCGCAGTACACCAGAATCACAATTACGGCGTAGATGGCGAATTGCGGTCGCGCGATATATGGAGAAGCAGGGAAGCTGAGGCCAACAGGAGCATGACTGGTTTTTGCTGGGCGATGATAGAGCACGCAACCCACAGATTAGAATCTAACGAATTATATTATAATGAAGCGGCGCCGTATAACAATCTAAAATTTTTACCGAGAGCGTATAGGCCGGAATCAAAAGAGACTGTTATTGTAGACGGAGAAGAATATCCGGCGTATTTGAATAAGGGTAACGCAAAGCAGTTTATAGAACACATGGCTACGCGGTATTGTATTGGCAAAGGATTAGATATTGGCGCAGGCAGGTGGCCGATAAACCTACATCACGGGTTGGCTACACCGGTAGATTTAGACAGGCCGATAAATGATGCCGTTACGCTTCCGGGCGTAGAGGACAACTCGCAAGATTTTATCTTTTCAAGTCATTGCCTTGAGCATCTTTCTGGTTGGAAGGATGCGCTTACGCGCTGGAAGGAAGTTTTAAGGCCGGGCGGGATGATGTTTTTGTATCTCCCGCATCCGTCATTCAGGCCGTGGAACCCCGGCGGCGCATGGGTATCTGGGCACATGTGGAAGCCGGAACACGATATGCTTTGCGAACACTTAAAAAGCATAGGGTTCGAAATACTTGGTTCTAATGCCGGGCCGGATACATACCAGAGTTTTCATATCGCCGCACGCAAGCCTATAAGTAAAAACGCGCGCGTCTTACCTGTTACATTAGAACCACGCGAAGTAAGTTTTGTAATTCCAGCCAGGAACGAATCCGATACGAACATAAGGGCGTTAGGTGGATTTATAAACGGGCTGGCGCGGCAGGCTTCAAAACTTAAAATCAAGGGCGAGATAATCATTGTCGAGTGGAACCCGCCAAAAGACAGGAAAAGTATTAGTGACGCAATTAACGTGGGCAAGATAGGCAAGGCGGGGTTACAGGTAAAGGTGGTTACTGTACCTAAGACATCCCACGACATAATTTTTTCAGATAAACCGCGTAATATACATCACTATATGGCGCTGAACGTTGGCGCTGCGCGCGCAGAAAAGTCAAAGCTATTCTTGATTAAAGACATAAGCGGGCCAACCGACGTTAAAAGAATAGTGAGCATATGGGATAAACTTGATAGGACGGCGTTTTGGTGCGATGACAATTGTTTGATTATAGACAGGAAGAAGTTTGTACGCGCGCGCGGGTTTATTGAATTGGCACAAGAAGATAATCAGATAAGGTGGCTAAAAGAACTCTTATGGGAAATAGATATGCTTCTTGTGGGCCGAGGCAGCAAACATATAGGCGCTATGCGGAAAGATGTCTATACCGAACAACCAACTAAAGCGGATAAGGAAATAGCATTAACTAACCGTAGGCGCGATAAGCGAGCCAAGAACGGGCCGAATTGGGGGATGCGATACGATGCATTGCCTATGATAGATTGTTCTAATGAGAAAGACGGCACAAAGCCTCCGCCCAAACGCATTGCGTTTATATTAACCGCAGGCATGGGCGACATGCTTTTATCAATACCTACAGTGAAGGCGCTCGCCAAGAAGTATCCAGACGCAACAATAGACTGGGTTACATACGAAGGCTGGGCCGAACTTGTACCTACAAAATATGCAAACCCGGTAGCTGTTCCGTTTTCAAGGGGGCTTGGCCATTTAGAACAATGGCTTCAGGTGCACGCTAAAAATTACGATGAAATACATATTGCGATGGCATTCCAAAGACGTATTATCAACGCCTTTTATAACTCGCATATGATGGATTGTGTCGCGGTTTGGAGTGGCGTCGAACTTGCTAACCGCACGATAGATGTAGATGTAGCCGAAATGGACATAGAAAAACTTGACCTGCCCAGTAGTTTCGCGGCTGTATGCACAAGCCCTTGTTACAGTTGTAATGCATGGCCAACAGAACTAAGGGACAAGATTATTAGCTGGATACGTCAACAGGGATTAGAAATAGTCACAGTCGGCGGCAAGGACGGGCGGGAAGTTTCAGGCGCGCTGAACCTTTGTGGTAAAACAAGCCCTAAAGAAACTATGGCGGTCATTAAAAAGGCGGCATTATACATAGGTCCGGACAACGGCTGTTCATGGCTGGCGTGTGCCGTATTAGATACGCCAAAACTATGCTTCATTGACCCTAAGCGAAATCAGATACCAGTAGGATTTGAAGACTATACAACAGGTATAATTAGAGACGTGACATACGACATGCCCTTTGATGACATTATTACTAAGTGCAAGGGATTATTTACTATTAGCGAAGGCATTAGTTTCGTGTTGTCGTATCCGTCAAAGTCAAAAGCAAGGCGTGTAGTGGGCCAAATAACAGCGTGGATAAAAGATAATAACCGCAAAGCAGAAATAGTTATTGTGGGAAGCCAGAAAATATCTATACAAAGCGATGCGGTTTCAATTAGGCATGTTGTAGTGCCAAACAGATTCAGGGAATGCCTATATGATAACGGCCCGGCGTGGCTAAGAACCGGGCTGAATATCGGCGCGGTTAGAGCCAAATATAATAATTTGGTTTTAATAACAGACTCGAATAAGCTTTCACTAAAAGACATTGGCGGGTGGATACGCGATGCGGCTCTATATAAATTTGGTTGGGTTATACAGAAAGAGTCGTTTTGTAAGGCACGCGGATTTATCGAAACGGCAACCTGCGAGGCATTCAAAGACTTGCAATTTGCGCAGCGGCTTGAAAGCATTGGTGTATCGGTAAGCAATTATCAGTCGGTATTGTCCACGCCTGTAGTCGTAGACGGCGATTCGCACGAAGGCAGGGAGCAAGACGCGATAAAGCTTTTTGGCGCCAAGAACGGATTGAACTGGGGTCTGAAATATGATGACCTGGACAATAAACCGATTGAAAAAATGCTTGTAGTTTTAACGGGCGGTATTGGGGATATATTAGAAGGGCTTCCGGCTATCAGTGCGCTACGTAAGAAATATCCAGACGCGGAAATCAACTGGCTCATCAATTCTAAATGCATCCCGTTTGTACCTTCTGGAATAACGGCTATCGGCGTAGACTTTGACCGGGACGAAACATTACTAAATGACTGGTTGCATAAGCATGGCAATGATTATGACCACGTGTTAATCCTTATGGCCGTACACCGTCATTTTTCAAGGACACACTATAGGCTGCATATGGTAGACTGCATTGCTTCTTGGGCCGGTGTAGCCCTTAATAAGCGCACCAGAAGCTTAAAAATGGATTTGCCACAAGTCAATTTATCTGAATATCACTTGCCGCATAGGTACGTTGCGCTCTGCCCAAATATCTGCGGTAGTTGTAACGATTGGCCAAGGGACAGTAGGTGCAATCTCGCCGAATGGGCAAGCGAGAACGGGTATAGTACGGTTTTGGTGGGCAGTAGTAAGCGGGCGCATGTAATTGATGGTGCGCACACGGGCGCGATAGATGCGCCACTATTAGAAACGGCAGCGATTATTCAGGGCGCATCTCTATATATCGGGCCGGATACGGGCGTTTCGTGGTTGGCCTGTCTGACGGATACGCCGAAGATATGTTTCATGGGGCCGGGCAGAAACCAGATACCGATAGGATATGAAGGTAGGGTAAGGGGCGCAGCTAAAGATTTACCCTACAGCACAACGCCAGAAGCGGCAAGAAAGGTGGCGGCGAAGATGGTTAGGCAGCCAACAATAAAGAAGCGGCACATTACAATCGACGTAGCCTTAATCGTACTTAACGGTGAGCCGTGGTTAGAGGCGTGGCTGAAAACCTACCGGGATTTTGCCGATAGGATTATTGTTGTAGAGGGCGTCGATTCAGAGCGGTTCGATACGGTGCCAGACAATATAAGGCAAAAATGCTTTACGAAGGACGGCCATAGCCTTGACAATACACTTGACATACTCAAAAACGCGGATGCAGACCTAACGCTAATTACTAAGTCAAACGGATTTTGGCCATCTAAGAATGCGATGTTTGCGGAATTAAGCAAGCATTGTAATTCTGATTATGTCTTTGAGGTAGATATTGATGAATTCTGGTTCCAAAAGGACTTGAATTCTATCCGGGGTTTATTAGAAGAAAGGCCCGAAATAGCTACTTGGTGGGGCAAGCCGTTAAACTTCTGGAAGGGCGGGCGCTGGCATACGAAAGCTGTTAAGGGCGATGGTTGTTGGTGGTGTGATGCGCCATGGATATTCAAGTGGCGTCCGGGCATGGTATTGGTACACAGGCCGCGCCACGCGGAGCCGCCGATAAATGACAAGGTTGCCTATTTGCCTTTCAGGGTACATCACTACAATTACGTCATGGCAAAAGACGCAGAATACAAGAGGCACTACCACAAAGAACCGGCGAGTTGGTACGAAGATGTTTGGTGTGCGTGGTCAGAAGACAACCGGATAGATTTGGGGCGGGGCGTTCAGCCGGGTAGGCAGGAGAAAACAGAACTAATGGAATATTTAGGGAAACATCCGAAATTTGCGCAGAGGGTCTTGACAAAGATAGAAAAGGGTATATAATACATAGTATTCTTTGAAAGGGGATATTGTGAGTGAGAATACAGAAGAAGCCGTTTTTCCGCAAAGCCAAGTAGTATGGTATTGCAAACATTCTGCCAAAATGGCAGTAGACCGGGTTGAGCGGGAGCTAATGGGTGCGGCCAAAGAGGCGTTTGCAGATGGGCGCGATGCGGAGGCCAAAAATTACCGCCAAGCCGCGTCTTGGGTAAAATCGTGTTGTGGTATAAGCATCCCGGCAGAAATAGAAAAGTTACAATTACAATGGCTGACCGAGGAAGCCGAAAAAGCCAAAGCCGTTCTGAAACCAGCAACCGAATAATCACAGGAGAGTAAACGCATGGACTTTTCTAACAAGACCGTATTGGTAACGGGTGCAAATCGCGGGCTTGGATTCGTATTGGCGAATGTACTTTCAGATGTAAATGCGAAAGTACACGGAACAAGTAGGCGCGCGGCACAATATCGCAGTTATGTTACTTTACACAGAATGGACGCAAGAGTACCCGCAGAAGTAAACCATGTTATTGATTGTGTGAAACCGGATATACTTATCAACAATGCCGCAATAACAGATGATGCTACCGTTCATAAGATGACAGGTGCGCAATGGCGCAATACGGTTGATGTTAATCTCAACGGCGTCTTCAATTGTATTCGAGCAGCCCTGCCGCACATGAGAAAAAAGGGCTATGGCAGGATTGTAAATATTGTTTCCGTCTTAGCGCATACGGGATGCGCAGGTGCGGCGAACTACGCGGCATCGAAAGCCGGGGTAATAGGACTTACCAAGTCGGTAGCATTGGAAAATGCATACAAGGGAATCACCTGCAATGCCGTAGCTCTTGGGTTTATGGGAACGGGTATGTGCGATAGGCTAACAGATAACATCAAAGGGCGGGTTGTTAAGGATACCCCGATGGGCAGATTTGGAACGCCAGAAGAAGCGGCAGATGCGGTTATGTTCTTGGCGTCAGATAGGGCATCGTTTATTACGGGCGAAGTCTTAAATGTGAATGGGGGATACCGCCTTGATTAAAAGGGAAATGCCAGGCAATATTGTTATCCGCGCCAATAAGATTTCGGTCGGCAAGAAGGTCACGTTCGGCAAGAACATCGATATACAGGTGCGGGGTGAATTCGCAATTGGGGACTACAGCCACCTTGGAAATGACATAAAAATTCGCGGTAACAACGTTCTGTTCGGGAAGTATTTATATCACAGCAGGGGCCTTAATGTAGGCGGCGGCGGGAATACGAACCCACAGGCAAACTTAACAATAGGCAATAGATGCACCATACACGACAATTATATCAATATCGCAGAGCCGGTAGTTATTGGTAACGACGTAGGTTTAAGTCGCGAGGTATCTATACAAACGCATGGATATTGGCTTTCCGTATTAGAAGGTTTCCCGGCGAAATTTGCAGGCGTAACAATAGATGACGGTGTAATTGTGGGGTTCAGGACAACGATTCTGCCGGGCGTTACGATAGGGGCGCGGAACGTCATCGGCGCGTGCAGCGTAGTTACGAAAAATATCCTATTGACAAATACGGTATGCGCAGGAAACCCGTGCCGCCTAATCAGGTATATCGAATGCCCACTCCCAAGGCCGAAACAGGAAGAAAAACTGGCGTACATTATAAGCGAATACATAAAGATAGCGAAATATCACGGGTATAATCCGGTTATAGAGGTTGAATATCCACTTGTCTATTTCAGGGAATGCATTTTCAGTGTAGAATACCTAACATTTGAAGGCCCGGAAGACGTAGAAACCGACCACTTCAGGGACTACATGCGGAAATGGGGGCTGCGGTTCTATTCGGATAGGCCGTTCAGGAGCATAATAAAAACATGAACGTTTTAGCCATAGGCGCACATCCAGATGACTGTGAAATCCACGCCGGGGGCACGCTGCATAAATACCACTCCCGGCAATGCGGCGTATACACGCTGATACTTTCGCAGGCAAACAAGGTGCGTAAAAAGGAATCTGAAGCCGCCATGAAGATATTGGGGCTGGCAAAACCATTATATGCGAACCTGTCCAAAAAAGACATGTACGATTCTCGGCAGGTGGTTAAGGTGATTGAGGCCGCAATTAACGAGGCGAAACCGGATATTGTATTTACGCATCACTATGCGGATTTGCGCCAAGACTACAGGATGGCTTACTACGATACGCTGGTTGCGTGCGGGGGCAAAGCTACTTCTGTATTACTTTATGAGCCCAACTTTTACGGCGGCTATAAGGCGGGTACTTTCAGGCCACAATGGCTTGAAACGCTTAGTGAGTTTCACGTTGAAATGAAAGTCAAGGCGATTGCATGTCATAAATCACAGAAACCGGACAAGTGGTTAGAAAAGACAAAGGCGGCATCGCTTTATTGGGGGCCGGAAGCGTGTAGTAAGTTCGCGGAAGCGTTTGAAGTAGTAAGGGTTATACCGCGAGAAATGAGGATATATGGGTAGCGGAATAGACAAAGTTAGGGAATGGTGGGACGCATTTCCTTGTAATTTCGGACATTCAGATTGGTCGCCGCTAACGCTTCACTATTCACGTGAAGTTAGTACAAAAAAATACAAGGTTGAGCCGCATATCCCTTCATTTGCTGAATACGATAAGTGGAAAAACGAGAACGTACTGGATGCCGGTTGCGGGATTGGCACAATGGCAATTGATTTTGTGAAGGCCGGGGCGGATGTTACGGCGGTTGACTTATCTTCTGTGTCAATAAGGGTAGCTGCACGCCGGGCGTTAGCTGAAGGCGTAAGGTCAAATTACATTCGGTTTATCTGCGAAGACTTAGAGAGAATCAGCCGGTCGCCGATAATAAACGACCGTAAATATGACCTGATATTTTCATTCGGGGTAATACACCATACGCCAGACCCGGCGAAGGCGTTAAGGGAGCTACGCAAACTTATTAGGGGTATAGGTGAACTGCGTATCATGCTCTACCATAAATGGAGTACGAAGGCTATATGGCTGATGTTGACGGGCGGCTGGCCGTTCAGAAGTGCGCAGAAATGCATAGAACGGCAATCGGAAGCAAACGCGAACTGTCCTGTTGCGTATTCTTATAGCAAGCGGCAGGCGAAGAAACTGCTTCAAGAAAACGGGTGGGAACCGATAAGTATTCACGTTGACCATATATTTCCTTATAAGATAGCGCCGTATAAACAGGGCGAGTATAAGAAAAAATGGTACTGGCGGCTTGTGCCGCGATTTGCGTTCAGATTACTGGAAAGGACGTTCGGCTGGCATCTTTTAATTAAGGCGGTGCCGAAATGAAAATAGCTATAGCCAAAGATGCCCGCGACAAGGACATTTGGGGGCCAGAACCCATTATATGGGAATCGGGCATCGAACCGCTTGATGCATTAGCTACGTTTGAATCGAGAGTGCAAGCGTGGGGATTGCTGAGAGACGGCGCAGACCTAATCATACTTAATATCCCCGCGCAATGGTATGAAGATAGAGCCAAGAGCCACGAAGATAAATTGAAGTGGGACAAAAAGAAAGCCTTGTGGCCGGAAATAATGCTTGACAATACAGGGTTTTACAGGAAGCACGCACAGGCGCGCGCAATAGACCCGGTAGATGCAGAGATTGACCGGAAGCGTATTGAAACCTATCCCAAAGAAAACGAAGTTGACTGGGGTAAATACGACGTAGTAATCTGCACAAGCCCGTGGTTGAG